CTGCGCTGAGGTACGCCATGAACTAGCTCCTTGCGTCTCTGTCGTTGACCTTGCGGACCACGTTGCCGACGATCCGCATCAGGTTTTTCAACGGCTTACTCGACCCTTCACCCAGCGACGGTGTCACCACCAGCCCGTCGGACACGGTGTCGGACAGCTCGACTTCCTTCACGGTTTCGGTGGACACCACTTCCCCGTTGATCTCCACCGGCCACCGACTGCCGAGGTTCACGGGGCGGCCGAACCGGACCGTGTCGGTCTCCGCCAACGACACGTCAACCCCGTACTGCGACCCAGCCTCCGCGAGCTTCAACTTCCCGCGGTCGACCATGTCCTCGTTGAAGTCGACCCTCAGCCGGTTCCGCAGATCCACCGCCGCGTCGTAAGCCTTCTGCGCCTTCTCCTCAGCCTTGACCTTCTCGTCCAGATCCTTCTGCCTGTCCTTGACCTCGTCGACGGCGTCGTCGATGTGGGTGTTGGCGCGGGTTTGAGCCTTCTCGACAGCAACACCGACCCTCGCCTTCGCGGCGACTGCCCGTGCTTTCGCTGCGACGGCCCGGTCGTGTTGTGGACCGGTGGCGGGGGCGTTGTCGATGGCGTCCTGCGCGTCTGCGATGGCGTCGTCCGCGTCCGCGAGCTGGTCCCGCAGTCGGACCAGTTCGTTGAGCGACTGTTCATGTTTGCTGGAGGCTTTGTCGACCTCGTTACTGGCGGCCTTGAGGTCGTCCCGTTTCTCGGGGACGTCCTTGATCGCTGCTTCGTAGTCGGTGCCGATGTCGCGGGCGTCGATGAACGCTTCCCGCACCCATCCCCACTGGTCTTCACGGGTCGCGTCCCGGGTCAGCCGGTACTCCCGGTCCGTACCTTCCCCGCCGCCGCCGAGGACGCCACGGGAGGCTGTGGGGGCGTCCCACGACCATCCCCACTTGGTGACCGTCCCCGACTCCTCCGTCAGGGCGTTGGCGTGGGTGACGGTTTCGTAGCAGTCGACCACGATCGAGTCGGACCCGTTGAGTTGTCGGACGGTGATCCCGATCCCCGCCTGATCAACCGCCGGGTACAGGCGTTCGGCGAGGGGGTGCATCCGCATCTTCACGGTGATGGTGTCGCCCCGCTGCTGGTCGGGGGCGACCCTCACGTGGGGTACCTCGAGCCGGTTCACCGCGTTCAGGGTCACGAACCGTTTCACCACCGACTCCGCCGGCCCGCTGACTTTGGAGTAGGAGGTGACGGCACCCTGGTCGGTGATGCTTCCGGTCGGGTTGGGCCACCCCAGGACGTTGAACAGGAGTTGGAAGTCGTCGACCAGCCGGAACGTGGCGGTGGCGGACACGTTCGGGCCTTCACCGACCCTGCCGTCGACGTAGCCGGACATGAGGAAGGCGCCGTCGTAGTCGATGACGAGGCGGGCGCCTTTGGTGGTGAGGTTCGTGACCTGCACATGGTTCGCCGGCAGGACGAGCTCCGCTGACCCGACAGCGTTGTGGCGGGGGTACACCTTCAGTGAGAGGTAGGACCCGATCCATCCGACGCGGTGGAGGTCTTTGTCGTAGACGGTGAGCGTGAAGGTGCCACGTAGCCGTGGTTTGGGTCGGCCTGGTCCGGTCGCGGGTGGTGGGGTTGGGTCGGAGATGAGGGTGCCGAACGCGACCCCGACTTCGTCGCCGAAGGTGCGGTCAACCCAGCGGGCCACAGGTCACGCCGTAGGGTTGGGGAACTTGAGATAGGTCACGACGACTCGGATCACGCCACCGGTGAACGTGCCCCCGTTCGGGGTGATGTTCAGATCCGTCGCCGCCGTGTAGACCCGCCCATACAGTTCCGTCGCTGAGTAGGACCGCAACCCGGTAGTGGTGCCGGCGGTCATGGCAGCGAAGTTGGCGTAACGGGCCGCTTCAGCAGTGACGCCTAACGCCCATCCCGACGTGGCTCCGGTGACCGCTGTGTTCACGCGGGCCTGCACCCCGAGCACCATGCACCCCTGCGGGAAGGCACCGGCCCACGCCACCAGAGTCCCTGTCAACGTGTAGGTGTATTCCCGTTGGGAGAACAACCCGCCCGCGCCACCGGTCAACGTGTTGTGGACCGCGAGGTTGCTGTTCACGGTTCCGGCATTGGTGATCCGGTCAATCGTGCAGGACATCAACGCAACTTTGCCGTCGGAGGCGACGATCAGTTCACGGATGCGGCAGGCGTCGAATTCCGTCACCACCGTTGACGGCATCCAGGTCTGGAGATCCCCGTTGGACTGGAACTGCTTGATGTGTGACGCGGTGTTCAACACGGGGGTTTGCACCCAGTCGGCGCGTGTTTCCGTGGACGACTTGGTGATCGACAACCCGTCGACGCGGAAGTTCTTCACCGTCGCTGCATGGCTGGTCGATGTGTCGTAGGTGATGACGTACAGGTCGCCTGCGACGTTCCCCAGGGTGGTTTGCGCGGAGTGGTCGAGGACACCGCGGATGGTGATGTTCTCGAGGTAGATCGTGGGTTCCCAGTTGAACGGTGCCGGTGGTGTCGTCGTGGTCTTTGCCCCGGACAGGATGATGAGCCCACCCACGCGGGACGACACCGAGTCGGTGGACACCGACCGGACGGTGACGTCGATGTTGCGGTACCGGATACCCGGGTCGACCCTCGACAAGACGATCCCGGCGCACATGGTGGACGTCTGGAACACCGTGGAGCCCTTGTCGAACGACGACACGGTGACGTTCTCACACCCCCGGCTGGTGCCGGTGCCGGTCTTCGCGTCGGTCAGCAGGAGCACGACGTCGGCGATGTACTGGTTCTTCCACCGCAGTTCACCGACCACATCGTGTGCACCGGCGAGGTAGGCGCCGCGATGGATGTCGTCGGCGTCGATGTCGAACCGCACACCCTCCACCAGATACAGGGCGAGCGGGTACCCGCAGAACGAGGTGCGGAGGCGGGCGGTGATGTTCTTGCAGTAGCCCTTCGTTTCGTCGGTGTATTCGCCGGATTGGATGCCGTAGCGGAGGTTCGTCAGTTTGGCGTCGACCTCGAGTCCGTCGGTGCCGTTGATGGCCCGGATGAAGGTCGCGCCCTGGTACCCGAGCAGGGTCGACGGGGACCCCAACACGGCACCCACGTATTCCAACCCTGACACCTTGACGTCTTTACAGTTGTCGAAGGTGAAACACATCGACAGGGGGCCGTTGTTGGTGTGGGTCGTGGTGTCGTTGATGACCGCGCCGGGGCCGGTGATCCGGATGTGGTTCTTACCGGTGAACGTCATCAGCGACCCGGCGAGCGGAACAGCGACGGTGTAGGTGCCGGGGGGGAACACGAAGTTCGTCGCACCAGACGCTGCCGCGGCCGCCAGACCAGTGGTGATGGTCGCTGACGACGCGCCAGGGGTGACCCCGTACGCGGCGACACTCACCGGGGCCGAACCGGCCTGCTCCGCGATCTTGTCGACCGTCACGTTGAACGCCGGCGCGACACCCTCATCACTGGGCAGGATGGTGTGCGCGACCAGCTGGTCGAACGTCATCCCATTCAGATCAACCACAACCGGTCCCTCCCATTAGAAGGCCATGTAGTACAGGGGAACCAGACTCGCTTCGATGCTGCCGCCGACCGCGGACCCCGGCCGCACCGACAGTCGGGCGTCACTCCCCGGTTGGATCGTCCCGGACAGGTCAGACGTGGGACCGAGGTCGTCGGTGCGGTCGACACCGTCGCCGTCCAACGCCAACATCAGATCCGGTTCGGTGTAGATGGTGAGGACTTCACCCGCGAAGAGTTGGAACGGGACGTCGATCATCTTCGACCCGACCCCGACCTTGGCGGATTCCAGCGGGCCACGTAGGACCCACGCGACCCGGGCCGGCACGTCGCCGGGGTTGCTGATCGACGCTGTATCGAACGTCACCCCCGGGAAGATGTTCACCACACCCGGTCCACCGAAGTTCAACCCCGACGCCGTCGGTCTCGTCTCGAACAGGCGGAGGATCGCGTCACCGCGCCAATACGGTTGCTCCGCCGACACGGTGATCCCATGCAACGCCCAGCCGCGGAACGACGGGTCCGCCTCGAACGGCTCATCCAGTCCGCCTTCGTACCGGACGTCGAGGTACCTGGTTGCGGCATTCGGTTGGATGACGCGCCAGGTGGAGATCTCGGTGGGGCGCATCGTCTTCGTGAACGACTGGTTCAGGTCGATCCAGTCCTGTTCGGTGTCGTCGTGGTAGACGAACACGGGCCAGAACCCCGACCGGTCCTCCACCCGTGTTCCCCTGTATCGGGAGCCGGGGAGGGCGGGGGACTGGTCGCGGTAGTGGGTGACGGGGGGCATCCCCAACCCCCGGACCCCACCCTCGACGAGGACGACACCGGACGTCATGCCGGTGAGGTCCCACTCGGACCCGTCCCACCCGAGGAGGGTGTGCCGGAACCCCTGCCGCAGAACCGGCGGCGGAGCCTCTGCCAGTGCGGGGGGTGGCGGGGTGTACGGGGCGACAATGACCGGCATCGGTTACACCGCCCCGGCGAGGTTCGCCATCGTCATGAAGTCCCGGAGCCGGGTGTTGTCTTCACGTTTGAACTCTTCGTAGTCGGTGACGGTGACGTCGCCGGTGTAGGTGACATTCATCGCACGCCCCACCAACGCGGCATCCATCCCAGCTGTGGTGGTGGTGGGGCCGGTGACCGACAGGGACCGGGAGAACCCCTGGAGGCTCTTGTGGACCGACCCGTACTGCGATTCGAGGCCTTCTTGAAGTCCGCCGATGATCCAGTTCCCGGCGGGGATGAGGAGCTTCTTGTCGTAGGACTCCGGACCCTTCGCGTCACGGATCCGGCCGGCGATGCCACCGACGAAGTCGATCACCCCGGTGACGGCGTCCTTGATGCCGTTCAACAGTCCGTTGATGATGCTGGACCCGGCGTCGTACAGGATCGACCCCATGTTCCCGAGGACACCGGTGATCTTCCCGGGTAGCCCTTTCACGAAGTCGACGATGGACCCGATCTTGTCCTTCACCGCGTTGTAGGCGTTCTGGAAGAACCCGCCGATGGTGGAGGCGATGCTGGAGAGTCCGTTGATGGCGTTCTTGACGCCCTGGATCTGTCGGGCCACCACAGCCTTGATCGCGTTCCACACGGCGCTGATGACCGCCTTGATCGCGTTCCACACCCGCGACGCGACCGCCTTGATCGTGTTCCACCCGGCCGACAGGAGAATCTTCATCCCGTTCAGACCGGCGGTGACGACCGCCTTGATCCTGTTCCACGCGCCCCGGATCGCCGCCCCGATCGCGGCCCAATACGCAACAGTGACCGACTTCACCGTGTTCCACGCCGACTTGAACGCACCCACGACCGCCCTCACCGCAGCGATGACTGCCTTGACGATCGCGATGATGGTCCTTATCGCGGCAACGAGGAACCGGATCGGTATCGACGCCACCACGAACGCAACCTTGAAGTAGTTACCGATGAAGTCCTTGTGCTCTACGAGGAACCCGATCACCGCACCTATCGCGGACCCGATCGACTTCAAGATGCGGACGAACGTGCCACCAGCACCCTCACCGGACTGCATCTGCGTAATGAACCCCTGCACCGCGGGCAGAACCGTCGTTGTGAAGACCGTCGCCAACTTTGTGACAACCGGTAGGAGCGCGGACCCGACCTGTGTCTTGATGTCGGTGAACTGCGCCGCCAGAATCCGCTGCTGGTTCGCCAGTCCACCACTGGTCTTCTGAAAGTCGCCCTGCGCGTCGCCGGTCTGCTTGTAGATCGCAGCCTGAGCCGCCAACACCTTCTGCTGCGGCGTCAACGCGGTCTTCGTGTTCTTGACCAGACCGAGCCTCAGAGCCTCGTTGCGCAGGGTCGCATCGTCAAGGAGGACACCGTATTGCCGGATGGGTTCTGACTCGCCTCGCAGTGCTGCACCGATGGCCTGTACAGCCTGCTCTGGGCTGGTGTTGCTGAACGACGCCATGTCCGTCGACAACCCCGCGAAGTCGGTGGAGAACTTCGCCAGGTCTTTCCCACCAAGTCCTGCGGACTTCCCGAACGTGCCGAACGTGGCAGCCGCGTTCAACACTTCCTGTTTCGTCTGGCCCAGCGCCTGCGCCCCCTTGCCCGCGAACTTCTCCACCTGCGCCGCGCCGGACCCGAAGACGACGCCAACCTTCGACGAGGTTTCCGTCAGATCAGATGCACCAGATACCGCGTCCTTGAAGAAGGCCCCAATACTGACACCGGCTGCGGCCGCGGCGAGCGGTGCGAACACCTTCGACCCGATCCCAGCGAGGCCGGCCGACATGCCGCCGCCGAACCGCTTCCCACCCTGCCGGCCAGCCTGATCCATCGGCCCAGACAGCTCCGACGAGATCTTGCTGGCGCCACCCCGAAAGGTCGGAACGAGCGACACGTGCGCAACCGCGATCTCAGCCACGCGTCACCCCTGTTCCTATTTAAGAATCTCTGAAGGTGACGTGGCCGGCGCCGCCGCCCGATGCGTGTCCAACACCGCCTGCAACTCCGCCGACGTCATCCTTGCTGTTCCGACACGGCGGGTCGGTTTCTCCGCCGGATCAACCAACCCCACCAGCCGGGCGCCACGCTTCGACGTCTTCACCGACACGTAGTTATCCGCCATCGTTTTCAACGCCAACCATTCCCGGCTGACGGCGAACTGCCACCCCGCAACAGCCGCCCCCACCTGCGACGACGGATCACTCGCTAACACCCTCGTCAGGTTCAAGGCTTCACCCCACGACATGCGGCGCGAGCCGATGTCGTCAACCGTCAAACGGAACCGGGTGCGCCAGTCGTAGTCGAAGGCTGCCCGGTGCTCTGCGATGAGGGCGCAGAGCCCGAGGCTTCCCCCAGGCTCGCCCCACTCAGCAACCCGTACTCGGTGTTCCACGCCTGGAAGCACGCCGCGAAGTCATTGGAGTCCATCTCGTCCATGACCTCGACCTGATCCGGTACCAACAGTTCGAGGATGCCGAACATGCCGTCGATGTCGAGTTCACCGGAGGGGATCTGTCGGACGATTTTCATCTTGATCCGTAGCGGGATCGTGAACTGGGCGCCGTCTTCGGTTGTCCAGGTGAACTTTTTGCCGTCGACCTCATAGGTGCGGCCGGCGGGTGTGGTCTTCGTGGGCATGCGCGTGCCTTCTCTCAGTTGCGCGGATGGGTGCACGGATAGGTGAACAGCCGGTCGGGCGTCCGCGCAGAGCACCCGACCGGCTGACCTATTTACGGCGTCTTGAGCGCAGTCATCCAGACTTTCGCGGAGCCGCCGACGGTGGCGTCGGGGTAGGCCGTGATCGTCACGTCGTACCCGATCGGCTCACCGGAGGCGTAGGTGCGGTCCCCGACTTCGGTGATTTCCGCTGACGGCAGGTAGTACCGCATCAGCTCCGCACCGTCGACGACGTCGATGATGAACGACTTCCGCCCACCCGTCGCTGATGGGATGACGAGGAACGTGCCATCCGCAACACCAGCGGTGACGGTGGCACCGTAGAACGCTGCGACGGTGGCGGGGTTCGTCTCGATCAGGGTGCACTGGAACGCATACGACGCGTCAGTAATGACGGTGCGGACGGTCGCGGCGTTCTGCCACGCCTTGATGTCCTCAGTGTCACGTTCCCGCGTCTCGGTCACGCCGTCCTCTGAGACATACCCGAGGTCGACGAACCCGGTGGTGGTACCGGCGGTGCCGGTGGGGGCGGTCGTTGCCAACGGCGCGATCATGACCTGGCCGGTCACCGCAACGCGCACCTTTGTCGAATCCAAACTCATGGCGCAATCCCCCTTCGAGGGGCTTCTGTGTGGTGCGGCGGGTGCCGCCTAACCCGCCGTGCGCGCAGCGGAAAACTATGGAGCTACCTCTGTGGTGCCACTTCTCTGGTGCTACTTCTCTGGTTCATCCGGCGGGGGGATCGCAACATCACCAACCGGCGGGGGAACCCGACCGGACACGGTTTCCCAACCCTGCGACACGTACACCTGCACCGAGTCGGCCTCAACCTCGATGATCTGGTCCGAATCTGGGTGCGTCATCTTCCAAGCCATCGGTTCACAGCTCCTCTCCACGGAGAACACACTCGAACACCATGAATCGTTGGGGCACCGTGCCGGCGATCGGGGACGGTCCGGACAGTTGGGTGACGCGGACGATCGGGTTCCCGTCGGGCGCGGCCCGCATCAGGGCGGACACGGTGTTCGTCAGGTTGGACACGTTCTCGTCGGTCGACCCGGCGGAGTAGACGTTCACCGCGACCCTGGCGGCGTCGCGGAGGGGGTCGAGCATGGGGCCACCGTCACGCCTGATCCACACCGCGACGGGTTGTGACTGCCTGCGGTTGGATACGTAGATGCCGGGGTACCCGTGAGCCGCCAGTGCCGTCCGCAAATACGACGTCAGCACCATCTCTATATCAGAGAAGATGATCGGCATGAGCGCCACTCAGGCACCCCCCGCCGCATCCAACGACCGCGCCAAGTTCCCTGTCACGGACTCAACTGCCATCGCGTACGGGACGTCCGCAACAACCTTGACGACGGTCCGGTCATGGTGGCGTTCCGTCACCGTGTGGATCGACGCCTGATAATCCCCAGACTCAACAGGAGCACCAGACTTCGCGGCCGACTCAACCCGCGACATCCGTGATTCCAGGTCACCCACAACACCGGGATCGTTCAACAGCTCGACCACACCGGCGGAGTTGAGTTTGACTTGGACTTTGACTGCCATCAGCCGACGGACCGTTCACACTGCACAACCAGGCCAGGGTTCCAACCACCAAGGCGCCAGTCGGCGGGTTCCCCGAGGATGTCGTACACGACACCCCGGACACGGATTCGGTTCGTTGGGTCGATCGCCACATCCGGCGCCGTCTGGAAGTAGAGGGTCCAGCCGCTGGTGATCTGGTTGCGGGCGTCCTGTTGGGGTTCGCCACCCGGCCGTGGTTCACACAGCACGTCCGGGACCGCAACCTCAGTCGGTGTCGTCCAATCCGCCACCAACTGATCCGAGTAGGGGTCGGTGGTGGTGCCGGCCGTCAGGATGACAACCGTCTCACCCGGCAACATGGTTACGCCCAGCCGAGGTCAACAGCGGGGGAGGGCTCGGGACCGGCGAGGCTCGTCGTGTAAACCGACCCACCGGAGCAAAGGTTCTGAAGTTGTGTGATTTCCGACGGCCAGAACATGCCGCGCCGTTCCTGCCTGGTGTCCAATACCTGACCGAACGGACCAGCGGACTGCGACTGCAACGCCCCCGACCCTGCCTCGTTCCATCGCAGGATCGCAGCCCTCAGGATCGCCCTGACGATGCTCTCGTAGGCGAAGTCGGGGTCGTTGATGCATGGGGCGTAGAGGGCGGCGAGGGCCGTCGCGTCGTCGATCATCTCCTGTGCTTTGGCCTCGTCGATGTTCGGTGTGAACACCTGGAGGTCTGACACAGTGACGAAGTTGGTCACGACGGCCCTCCCGTCTTACTTCGAGTAGCCGGCGTCGAGGTACATCTGACGGTCGTCGGCTGCGACAGTCACCTTCGATCCCCACGGGGACGTCAGGTTCGTTGTCTTGCCGGGGGCGTCGGGTTCGCTGTCCGTCAGATTCGCCGTGTCCGGGGCAGGGTCGCCCGGGGCGATCGTCGGGGTCGGCGGGTCCGCCACCACCTGTCCATCGTCGTTCGTGTTCACCTTGCGAGTAGCCATGAGTCAGCCTCCTCTTAGGCGTTGTTGGCGAGCTTGACGAACGACGCGGTGTCGTTCACGAGCCACCCGTACTCAGCCTCAGCGCGGACCGCGACGAGGTTGTTCTCCCACAACGACACCAAGGCACCGTTGATGGTGACTGCCGTCTCGGTAGAGATGTCGTACGAGATGCCGCCGACGGTGCCCCACGCGGCCTGAGTCCAGTCACCGAGGTAGCCGTAGATCTTTCCAGTGGCGGCGTACACGCCCGGACCAACGAACGCAGACCGGCCCATGAGGCGGCCTGCGCGCACCGGGCCAGCCGTCTCGGTGAGAGGCGACTCGATGAACAACGGCCTACCGGCAGTGTCGACGGTGCCGTTCAGGATCGGCTCGAACCGGGAGTCGAGTGCCCACCCGTTCGGGTCCTTCGCTGCATTCACCAGGGTCGAGAGCGCGGAGTTCAGGTCTGCCCAAACAGCGGTGAATGCGGGGGTGGTGCCGGTGAACTCCACCGTGGACGCCGACTGGTCGACATAGGTGGAGAACGGGGTTGACGTGCCATGCAGGGTTGCGGCGTCGAACGCGACTGCGAAGGCGCGGGAGACGTCGTTGCGGATGAAGTCCATGTAGTTGCCGGGGTTGGCCCGGACAACCTCAGCGGACACAACCGCGATGACCGCGAGCTTCTTCGGGTCCATCGTCTTGAGCGTCATCGTGCCGGCGCTCGCGGGCTTCGTCGCACCTTCAGCGACCCACCCAGCGGTCAGGTTGCCAGTGACAACCGGGATCGACTGCCCGTTCGCCCCAAGTGGGATTTCACGGGCGAGTCGCTGTACGACGGACTGTTGTGCAGCCTTCTCGAAGATGGGCGCCGACTGGGACCGGTTCAGGAAACCGGAGAACCCACTCAGCGTGGTTGAGGCGGTAACCGCCATGTTGTGCTCCTAATGGGTAGGCATCAGGCGATGCCGAGTTTGCGTCGGAGGGCCTTCTCGAGGGGATCTCCGTTGAGGGGCATGGCGTTCCCGCCACGGTTGCCGAGGTCCAACGACGGCACAGACTCGACAGGGTCGGGTTCTGTGGCCGGCTTGAACGTTGCGAGTAGGTCGTCGGCGTCCGCTTCGAGTTCTTCCCGGGTCGTCCCGACGAGGCGTTTCGCCTGCTGCGGGGACAAACCCTTCTCATACGCCACCAGGGTCCGCAGCAAGTCGGCCTCAGCCTTGTCGGCACGCGACTTCTCACGGTCCAACGCTTCGATGACTCGCTGCGTTTCGGTCTTGCTGGCGTTCTCGATTTCCTCGATCTTGCGGGCAGCGTCAGCGTTGGCCTTCGCCCGTGTCTCCTGCTCACGCGCCTTCTGCTTCCAGAACTCAACCGTGTCGGTTGGCTTGGGTGCGGTAGGCGTTTCCTGCTCGCTGGTTCCCGTTTCGGTGGCCGGCGTCGGTTGGTTCTCGGACATTGGTGCTCCCGTTTCGGGATAAGTCCGCGCCCGTTGCGGGTGCGGTGGACTGGTTACCGGTAGACCGGTTCTGCGGTGCATCCGCAGTGGTCGTGTGCCTCGAAGTCGGCCGATTGTTCGCCGTACACGGCGCCACGTCCGGCGAGCATCTGACAGAAGTCGCACCCGCCGCCGCCGAGTACCCGCTGATACCCGCGGGCTCGAGGATCGTCAGCGATCGTCAGCGTCGTCGTCTCACGTCCTGCGTTGAGGACGAGCCGCGCCATAGCACCGGCGGTGTAGTTCCTCGCAGCGCTCATCGCGACCTCAGCGGGCACACCCCGCCCCGCGGCTGACTTCACCGCCGCAACTGACGTTGTGTGCAACGACGCGGACAACTGCTCCACCACCAGCGGGGCAGCAAACACGGCTTTGACCTCACCGGGTATGCCGTTGGCTTTCCGGAACGCCCGAAGGTACTGCGACGCCAATCCCGCCGACGTCTGCCGGTTCACCGTGACCATGCGCGCCACCATTACGGCGAACGCCGGATAGGTGGCGTCCAGCCGTGCCCAGTCAAGAGCGGGCCACAACCGGTTGAGTTGCGCGACGGTGGCGCGTCGAACAAGGAGTTGCTGCCCACGGTGGCGGGCAGTCAACGTGTCCACTTACGCCTCGATCGGGGCGGCCTGCGCCGCAGCCAACACGGCATCCAAGTCAGACGATGCGCGACCCTCGAGGCGCCACGCGTCGTCGCGGTCACGTTCGGTCTGCGACATCCCGAGGTACTTCTCCTGCGCCGTCTGCGGCGTGATCACCGGGTTCTCACCGCTGGTGAGCTTCACCGCAGCATCCGCAGCCTGAGCCATGCTCCGCGTTTCCATCTCGGCCCACTTGACCTCGATGTTCGCTTCGTCCGCACGGGGATCGTTCATTGACTGCAATGCCAACCGGACCGCGCTCTCGAACGCCGGCTCGTACCCCTTCACCCGGCGTTGACACTTCAACACCAACCCGGACACCAGGAGGGCGAGGGCGTCGGCGGACAGGTTCGCGACGTTCGACAGGAAGTAGGTGATGGGGACACGGGAGAGTCGGGCGATGTGGGCCGCGACGTCCTGAGCCAACCGGATGTAGGGGTCCATGTCGGAGGCGTTGAAGTCGCCGAAGTGGGCGTCGGACCCTTCCGCGACGAACAACTTCGCGATGTTCGCATCGAAGGGCGCCAACGGCAGGTTCGTCACCGGATCCCGCGGGACCTCAATGCCGGTAGCCCACTTCTGCCGGAACGCCCCATACTCTGCGACCGCGTCCGTGTTGAACACGATCTGGTTCAGCCGACGCTGCGGAATGACCAGAGGCGCGATCTCCGACCGGATCGCACCCGTCAACCGGTTCTGCAACTCAAAGAACGGGACCTCACCAAACGGGTTCGGAACAACAGCCGACGCCCGACCCAAGTCACGCGCCAACCACCGAACCTCACCCAAACCCGGTGTCCCCGTGCGTTGCATCCGGATCACGAACTGCGGCAAGTACAGGGTGCCGAACGTGGTGCCGGTCCACTCATCGGTAAACACCTTCAACGCCGCGGCCCGCTCCCCTTCCGGGGTGTACGCCAACACAACCTGCCGCGGGTCCTCATAGTTCAGCCGAGGCCACCCATTCGCACCGGGTGGGGACACCGACACGAACGACCGGCTGTACACCAGCGCCGACGTGATCGTTTCCTGACTACCGGCGTCAAAGTCGGACCGCTGCCAGATGTCGTCCCACACCGACTTATCCGAATCGGGATCGTCACCGATACGGACACCCTCAATGGTCATCCGTTCCGCGGTTGCCTCAACCGCCAACCCGGTCAGGTTCGTCGTCGACATACCCGCGATCCGCTGGAACTTCTGCGCCGTCTCAGCCGAATCCGGAAACGGATGCTCATCGTCAACGAGCGCCCGATACGCCACCATGTCCGGGGTGCGCGCTACCAACTCGTCCTCGAGTCGCTTGAGCCACCACTTCGGGGTGCCAGGCGTCAGGGTCGTGTCTTCGACAGCCACGAAACCCCCTAGAACGCGTAACTCATGGATGGCTTCTTAGCCGTGGCGACCGAATCAGACTGCGCCCCATACAGAGCGAGCGTTGCAGCAACGAGGGGGGTGATGTCGGAGGTGGCGTTCTTCCGGTGCCACGCCCACGCGTCCCCGAGGGACCGCTTCCGCGCCACTGACACCGCAACGTTCATCTGAGGCTGGTCGATGTGCCGCAACCCGTCCTCCACGGTGGCGTCGTAGAACGCGCCACACGCCTGCGCCATCTGCCGCCAATTCGTCCGCGTGACCGCGACCTTCCGCGCCTCGAGCGGCTCGATCAGCGACGCCGCCGCGGAACCGGCATCAACCACGACCGCCCGAATGCCCTGCCGCTGACAAATCCCCGCAACCTTGTCCGGGATCCACCCGACACTGTTCCGGGTATCGACGAGCTCGACATGCCACTTCCCGTCAGCCCTCAGGCCAGCGAGTGCGATCGAGCCGGCGGACCGGTCGGGATTCACATCCACAGCCAACGCCAACCGATCGTCCGGCTGCGACATCATGTCCCCAGCGCGCCCCCATGTCACGGCGTCGATGACGGCCATACCAGCAGCACCGGACCACATCCCGAGGCGTTCACGGGCGAACGTCTCGTCATCCATCGCGACCCGTTCAGCGGTGATCCGCTCCGGGTCAATCCGGATATGCAAAGCAGGGTTCGCCTGCGCCCACGACTCCTGCGAGTCCAAATCAGACCCCGGCTCAGCCGACCAACCGAACCACGCCAGATGGCGTTCCTTACCTTCAAGGCCGGCCGCGTGGAAACGGGAGAACACTTCCCCGTTCATCTGCTCCGACGGTGGAGTGCCCAGCAACCACACCTGAGGGTTGTCCTGCGCCGAGATCGTCGGCAGCATCGCCGCCCACGTATCGTCCGACAACTCCTGCGCCTCATCCAGCAACAGACACGCTGCGGAGAAGCCACGCCCGGACGACTTCGACCGGGCCATGAACCGCAACCGCTGCCCAGACTTCAACTCGATGCCCTGCTCCGTGTGCGACTCCCGGATCCGCAACACGAGCTTGCCGAGGTCGTCGTAGTTCTCGAAGTAGGCGCGGATGCGGCGGAACCCATCCAGGGCTGTCTGCACCTGATGCGCCGAATGGATCAACAACTGCTCATGGAACAACAACAGGCCAGCCAGCTCCCGGGCGACCAGGAGTTCACCCTTCCCGTTCTGCCGAGGGACAGCGACCCCAACCTGAGACGCGGCCCACTTCCCGTCGGACCGCTCCCCCAACGCCCCCTCGAGGACACCCTCCTGCCAGTCATCCAAGACCAGGCCGTAGGCGGCGCACAGGTCGGAAACGTCCTCCCAAGAGTTAGCTCGAACGCTTGGCGCGAGCCGTTCCCGCGGAACCTGAACGCCGTGTCTTACGGCGAGCTGCGATCTCATCAGCCGCGCTCACCTTCTGCTCAACCGGGAGGGCCGCGATCTGCGCCATCGTGTCCTTCAACTCCCGAGCCAACGCAGCCCGATACGCAGCCGGCGCCTCAACCAAATCAGCCGCCAGAACGGCCCTCAGAGCCCGCAACGCCTCACCGCGATCATCCGTCCCAGCAGACGCCACCAGGCGCTCAGAATCGCTCACAGCGCCTCCTGAGGGCTTTCTGGGACACGTGGAGGGAAAAAGGACC